GTTTTAATATTCCACTGACCATTTGAGCCCACGCTATTAATATTGATAACCGTTTCCGATGCTCCGCTCTGCTGTGTTACTAATGTGTTATTAGAGCCGGAGAAATTAGCGGTCAAAGCGTGACCATATGTGCCACCTGAGCCATTCTGAACAGCATTCACTGTGTTAAAGTCACCGACAAAATTCAACGCCTGTGTTGAATTTGGAGTAGTGATATCAAGTGAAATATTGTTATAATTACCACTGAAATTCATGGAATTTTGAAGATTTTGTCCTGCGCCATGATAGTTAAGTGAGTTTGAATTTCCAGTAAATTGCGCATTTATGTTTAGACCATTGCAATTAGCATCAACAGCACCGTTGCCGCAACGAATAACTGCACTATTATTATTACCATATTGTGAAACATTTACTGATGTTCCGGAACCTGCACCATAGTTTCCAATGATGGATGCTAAAACAATGTTTGAGTTACCAGATTGTGTTACTAATAGTGTTTGATTGTCGCCACGTAGCAAAATTTTATCATTTGCTGTACCAACAATGTTTGAAATTCCAGTTTGCTGAATGTTGACATTAACACTGGTACCCTGTTGATCGATGTAGACCTTATTAGTTGATACTAGGCTATCAGCACCACTGATATCAGTAGGAACTAGGTCGCCCTTTAGTATAGGTTGGCCAGCATATGCTGGAGTTGAAAGCAGCATTGAAAGTGCAAATAATTTAAACAATCTCATTTATAATTACTCCTGTGTTTTATGTGGCTTAAATCGCCACAATCCCTTCTTTTCACCATTTTTTATTAATTCAATAACACCAGTTTCAATTGCCGATCTTATTGCATAGCTGCCAGCTTCGTTATTGGTCTGCTGACTGTCTATTTCAAATGCGTTTGTTCCAAGATTGAAAAACTCAAACGCCGTAATTCCTTCAGATGTTGACAGTAAGGTCTTTTGTACAGTAACACTGTCAAGTATTTCTCCTGTTTGAACCGAAACTAATCGTAAATTAATGGTAACTTGATCTTGAATATACTGAGTGTGTGGACCAATGCCTAGATATCTTACTCCATTGCCTCCGGTCTTGACATCGGAGTTGTAGTCAATTATGCCACCTTCAAGTAATACTCCCGCAACAATTAATGGAGGCAATTGTTCTGCTTTTTCGCCATTTTCTTGTTCACGCATTTGTCGAATAAGTTGACGTTCTTTTATCAGACTATCGATGGATACTCTCTCGACTGGTTTAAACCACTTTCCGTTTCCTGCATCATGTAATGTTTTTACAACATACGCGTCGGCACCCTGTGTTACAGCAGTGGAAAATGAACTAACAGTTTGCATAGACTTACGCTGACCGGTTCGATCAGTGAACGAGTAAACCGCAATGGGAATCGGTTCTCCATCAAGATCAGGAAGATTTTGAAACAATTTTGGATTAGCATATGTTGTAATCGTTGCCGAAGAAGATCGAATGGAATGATTCAACGATGGATGAATCCCTCCCACGCAGCCTGATAGTAGCAATGATGCAATGATGATTGATTTTTTCATGATGTTTCCTAGAATGCAAAAGTGGCGATTGGCACTGTTACTACTGTTTGATTTCCTTTGCTATCTACTACGGTAAGAGTCACAGATGTTCCACTCTTAATGTAACTGATAGTATTTCCATCTAAAACAAAGTTACCAGAATTTGATTGGCTAGTACCACTGAACAAATTGTTGGAAAGCTGAGTAGCAAGCTGCGCATAAACTTGACTGGTGAATAGAGAAATAAATCTAGAAAGTGGCGTATTAGCAGCATCAGCTTTAGTCTGTGCGATAGCCGCATTTTTAGCATCTATAATCGCTTGTTTATGTGCGCGTTCTTCGGCATCAATAGAAAGCACCTGGCTTGCCCAATTGATTCCACTAAATGAGGGATCTTTAAATTGCTGAACCAAGTCTCCTGCGTGTGCGGGATTACTTAGACTTAACAATAGTGGTATCAGTGCCTTTTTCATCATCGCCTTCTTCCTCTTTCAACATCACTTTGCCACTAGAAGATATTATCAAGTCAATCTTGATTATCTTCAATACTTCTATTTTTAGATTTACGTACATGTTCCTCTTCCATCTGTAATACGACGCTGACCTTTTGTTGCAATCTTATGAGATCATTATCAAGCATTCTGATACGATCAATTAGTGCAATCAAAATAACGTTTGTTTCACCGATTAATGGCATTAATCTATCTGTAACAAACTTGTAAATGAAATACACAAAATATCCCATACCCACCGATGCAACGATCGGAAAGCCATATTGTTTAATCATTGCTGCAATTACATTAGGATCCACTGATTAGTCTCTCCTAGCGTCGTTTTTGCCGTCAGCGCGAGCAATTCTATCAAGATCAGGTCTTAATCCCAGTGCTGAACTTATTGTTGCATCTATACGAATCATGTCATGATTCATAGTTTTTACGCGATTATCTAATGCAGTGATAATATTCTGCATACCCTTGATAGCTTTTACAACACTTTCAAGAATATAACTTATTACGAAATAGACAAAGACGCCGCCCCCCATTGCCGCAACAATAGGAAAACCGACGTCTCCGATTAATTTAAAGATTACATCACTATTCATACACCTTTATTTAAAGTATATGATAATGATATTAAATGCATAGATAAGTGGCGAACTCCGTAGAGCGTATGTGGCCTTCGCCTAGCCTAAGAAGCCTTTCACTTCTACAATCAACTATGTTGATTTACCTCTATCAGATAGAGTATTTAAGCACCTTTGTGAGGTCTGAAAATACCAACAATTTTTGAAGGATTATCGTGGCTCCTAGATACTGTGCTGCCGTGTGGATTGTTATTATTAGTGACTGCTTTACTACTTTGATTTCCGCCGATAAAAGAAGTCGGCACCCCATTCGCTACAGTATAAACAAAATTGACATGACTATAATTCCATAGAGCAATATCACCCGGTTGTGCTTGATTAAGTGGGATTTTAGTTGCCTTCCACCTTCCTGGATTTCCTGCAATAGATTTTGCGCTTGCTTCGGGGCACCAAATATATCCGCAAGATTTCAAAGCAAAATTAACAAATCCCATACACCATGCAGGTTGATCTGTTACAAACATACCTTTTGCCATTCCGAGACTTTTCCATATATTTGCAATATTAGGATTCCCTGGATGTGACACAATGCCGGCAGGCGCAGGAGGATTGACTCTCAACCAGGAGCCTCTTAATCCCTCTGCTACTCTTGCTTCTAACCAAGGAATCAATGCTCCTCCTGTAGATGCTATATCAACCTGGCCAGGCGTATCAGTTATTGGTGAATCAGAATCCTGAGTTTCTGCCGGGCCACCGGCTTCGATTGTATCAGCACTAGTTGCAGAAGTGCTCGATGCAAACTGATCTGCAGATATCTGATTCAATTGAGACTGCGGAGCAGGAATATCCCCAGCAAATGCTCCACCTCCGCTGCCAGAAGGAGCAGCATATAATACAATAGGAACTCCATTAGAAAATACTGTAGGAGATTGGTAGAGATCGGTTACATCGGGACTTGTACTCGACTGTTGCGGTTTACCATCAGTAATCCATGGTTGACTCATTGTATTTCCTCTAAAATTATATTTACACTAACGTAAGACCAGTGGTTCCTTGAAGGTATTGAGTCTGCATTTCCTTGACGGTTTCGGCGATCATAATCACCTTGTCCTTGTTAATCTTAAATGCCTTATCAACACTGGCAGTAAAAGTCCACTGTTGAAGGCCCAACCCCTGCTGACTCATAACAAGTACAAGCGGACGATGGATTGAATAATAATCGTCACCGATTTCAGTGAGCTTACCGATAAGCTCTTCCCCAGTTACAATCTTTAATGTGACGACTTCGCCTACGGCGATCCCCTTAGTAATAATCATGGTAGTTTCCTTTTAAATTCTTCAAATTCTGCAATGTCCTGCAATGCTTGATCAACATCAGGGAAGTGTTCTTTGATCACTGCCCAGCACTGCTCAGCAACAACGCGATGTTCTTTCTGCGTTGCCTTGTCCATACGAAGCTGACAATAATGCACCCACGAACGCAAAGTACCTGCAACAATTACCACAGATTCAGTTAGTCCTTCTGGGAGAACAGCACGAGCCTGTTCTTTAGCAATACCGTTTTGGATTGCCCACTTGTATGCCTTTAACGCTTCATACTTTGCACCATGTTGAAACGCTTCCCACTGTTCGGCGAGATAACTATCATCCACATCAACACTATTCTGACGGTTCTTTGGATCTTGCAATCTTGCTTCGCGAGTAACGAACTTCAAGTCCTTAGTAGGATCAGCATAACGCTGACTGTATTCTTGAAAACTGAAACTGCGGTGACGCAACAACTGGCGAGCGATATCACGGGTTGTCTTAATTTCCATCTGTACTGATACCATTTCAAGAGGTGACCAATGCTGATTCTTAATCAAATATTGTACTAGCTTAGGAGCGGTTGCAGTGTTATTTTGATTGCTAGGATTACTAACTCTAGCAGCCCAAGCAACTAATTCATTAGCCGTCTTGCATCCGGTATATTCTTCGTTAGGCTGTGTAATCCCAACTAAATTAACTTCACTCACTCGTATCACTTTCCGTTTCGCATGTTGCTTCTTGCTTGAGGCGAGCAACTTCCTCTTCTAGCTTAACTAGTCTATCAAAGATATACTCATCAGTATATCCAAAACCGCTGTCTTTAATTGCTTCTTTTAGTGTCTGACTACTCACAGAGTATCCTTTCCTATTTTCTTGATTCTTTCGATTTTTTCTTCTAATTCTACAATATCACGTTTAACCAACATTTTGATATCTTCTGATACACATCCGTTGTGTTTTCTTTTGAGATTAGCTAATACTTTTAAATGGAAATTGATTAAACTATTTGGATCTCGTACTTCTTTGCTTTTCACTGTTAACCTCTTCTGACTACAGAAGCTACTTGTTGAACTTCTGACTTGCGACGATTATTCTCACGTCTAAGAAACTCTACTTCTCGTTCTAGCCTAGCGACAACTGTTCTAAGATGAGCTAATTCCTTATCTTGATCCATTTTCATCGTCCTCGGAATCGTAGCACATTGCTTCTAAGGTCTTATAATATTCATAGGCCTTTTGTAATGCTTCGTACTTAGCCAGCTTCTTAGGATCAGGTGTTAGAATAGAT